CTTTCAGCCATTGCATGGTTTCCTTATGTTCCTCGCTTAGAACATATGATTACTGAGTAAATTACTTATATAAAGATTGATTGAGTAAATATATATTAAATTTTATTGATTTCTTTTTTAAATATCTCAGCAACTTTCTTTTTGTTTCTATCTTTAGAATTATTAAAATGTCTCCTTCCTTTGAATTTGCCCAAACCAAATTCTAGAGACTTAGCGTAACTTAATTCTGAATATACTTCTGCATCATTTCCAAAAACCCTTACACCAACACTATTCAAAAAACGACCGGTATCTACAGACATATCCTCAGCTCTTTGCCCGGCTATACTCGTTTTGACTTCTCCCTGCATAAATATTGCTGCCCTTGCCAACGACTTATGCATTAAAGCTATTGCATTTTTAGATTTCTTGTCAATAAACTTTTTAACTTCCTTAACGTTTGCAACCTCTATGTTTGTGCCTACGCTCATTGTCCAATTAGTGATCCGTTTGTGAGTCGCCTAATATAGACTTTTCTATAAATTGGTGTACTTTCTACTTCTGGTGCTATAATAGCCGGACCAACTAAAGAATACTCTCCACCTATAGGACTTCCCATACCAACCTTAAATTTAAATTCGCTTCCAACTGATAAAATAGATCCATGCATAAAGAGTTTTTGGTCGTTACTTAATAACTTACCCTGTTCGACTAATAACCCTTCCGATTGTCCGAAATGTGCATTTATTGGAAGTACTACTCCGCTTGTCCACAAGTCTGTGCCTGATTGGGCTAGAATAGTATCATCATCCCAAACACTTCCAGCAGATTGAGTATAATATTGAACTCTCATTGGAGTTCCAGCTGTCTCTATTATCTTCATCATTCCGTTACTTAAATCCTCTTTTAATCCCATTTTAACAATGTCCGTGCATAGCAAGATTCCAATCATATGATATATCTCTATATGCAATATTCTCCAATTTTAACCAATAACAAGAACCATTACACAATATCATTTGGTCACCAGCTATTCCTGCTCCTACAACTGAAGAAGAAAACTTAGTACCAGTACCGCTTCCACCCAAAAACATAGCTGTATGAATTACCGCTCCACTTGTAGTAACTGTAGGATTTGTCCATATAGTAGTATTAATTGTATTACTACTACACCTATTTCTATTGATAACTAAATTTTGAGTTCCACTATTTGTTACCTGAACATTCTCCATTAATATTAATCTTGCGTCTCCGTCTGATTTCATATCTGCTTTAATATACAAATCACAACTTCCTACTGCTAACATTATTCCGGTACTTCCAAGTGTAGGAATATCATAAAAAGAAGACCCACACATAAAAGCCTGACCCATTATTTCCCTATCGTGTTCTTTTGAAAATACAACCAATCCACTACCTCTAGTTTTTGTTCCATCTATTACTGTATTTGTCCACAACCTATTATCACTACCAACCCCAGCGTTATAACCATATCCAGTTCCGTCTATAATTGCCTCAGGCATTTTATTTCCTGTGCTTGAGCCAGTTCTTAACTGTTTCTACTAAAGGTACAGCCATTAAATAAAGATTATTGTCAGTCATGTAAACTAATACACCCGCAACAACAACTTCTGCTAATGCCCATACTGCTTTTTCTGCAGTCTTTTTCCAATCATATACCATTAACTTATACTCCTTGCAAAATTTATTTTTCTTCCGATGTTCTTTAAGCTCATGTCAGCTATTTTACGGTATTGTTCTGCCGATAGAACATCTTGAGTATCAGAGATTGAAAGTTCTGCGAGTTTTATACTTGCGCCACCACCTGTCTGCGCATTTATGAGGTCTACTAAGTCTGCTTTGACTAAATTAACAATAGCATGTCTATATTTCTCCTCAATAGAATCATTATCTATGCTATGTCCCGTGAAATTCTCCACGTTTATAATTTCCAATACGATCATCTCACTTAATTGAGATTTAATCCCTTCAGAAATATTATTAAAAATATTACTAAGATGTGTTCCTATTCTAGAAACATTATCTAAATCCACCATTTTATCCCGATGTGAATAACATACCGTTGTCTGTACAACGTAACGGTATTGTTGTTGTTCCGCTTACACCACACAAAACTGTGTACGCAACTGCCTGGTTACCTGTAAAGGTACCTGTAACAGTTCCAGATGTAAAGGATTCTAGCTTGATTTCAGCTCCCATTTAGACCTCCTAGTTTAATTAAGAACCTGATACTAACTTGACCCATTCACTGCCTCCTTTTACTTCACACATGTATAATTCATTATTTACAACGTCTAATACAATATCACTACCAACATTTCCTGTAAGAATATTGTCGGGTGATTCTCTGTGAAGCATGATGCCAGCTACGGCTAAGCCTGATGTTCCTACACCAAGTCCCATTCCGTCTACTGTGCCTATAAGGCTACCTGCTTGTGTTACAATTTTTGTTTTGTTTCCTAATTTAATTTTGCCCGAGGGCGTGAGGTTTTTGGTCGTTCTATGTGCAGATTTCTCGAAACTGCATGAGCTATAGACTTAAATAAATTTAAGCTGTAGTAATTTTTGAGATTGCTTTTGTTCTTAGAGCCTCAACATCAATTCTCTGAGTTAATACCGCACCTTCCATGTCATATGTGGGCATAGTCAAACTTTCCATAGTTATATCTCTGCTTATTGCTATTCCGTAAGCCTGAGACCTATCGAAAACATAACCATACTTCTTGTATGTACCTGGTGTTGGTGAAGCCTTATCCGAAAATAATGCAACGCTTAAGCCGAAAACAGTTCCTTTCATGCCCCTATCCATCATGTCCGTATCACCAGCCTTATCAGCTTCAACGAATGTATCGATATTTCTCAAGTCCTGTAAGAACTCGTAACCGATAACCATGTCAGTAGGTGTATAATCTTCTCCCTCTACATTAGCCATTGCCTCAACGATGTTTGCGATTGTAGCCGCAGCACCTCCAGCAACTGTTGAATTAGCTTCGTCCAAAACTGCTAGAACTAACTTTTGTTCGTTCTCAGCAAATCTCTTTCCAGCTATTTTAAGGTTCCTTTGAACCAACTCAACTTGAGAGTCTTCGATCATTTCCCTAGTGATTCTAATTGCTACTCCGTACTTTACGGGTGTATATGTAACAGTTGTGAAATCAATATTGTCTAATGGAACTTCAGCACCTTCTCCTACTAGCCTAACATCCATAGTATCTGGTGTCTCTAAGTTCACAGTAAAGGACGAACCTTTAATCTGACTTGGACCCCAAACCTGTGCAGCCATCTCTCGAGGGATTAAGTTTTTCTCAACTTCCTCGATTACAGTTGGCATTATTAATTTTGGAATCAATAATGTACCTTCTGTTCCGTCAGCTGTACTGATATATTCGTTTATCTTGTTTAATTTTGCCATTTTATAAGTTTAATGAAACAAGGGCGAATAAAGATGTACCACTAGCCGATGTTGTCTTTGCTCTTCCGATTGCTGTATCTGATAATACTCCTGTTCCACTTGTGGAACTAAGTAAATTAGATATGTTACCGGATGCATTGTGTGTAACTATAGCACCACCTGATACTATACCGCCACATCTCATAAGATAATCTCCTCTAGTTGCTACTGTTACGAGTTCATTTGAACCAGCATTGTTTAACGCAATACCGTTACATAACTTAGCATTTTGAGCACCTACCACTTTAACGTCTCCAGTTGTGAAACTAGAAACTTGAGATCCTACATCGCTTGTAGCGCCTGAAGTATTAACTAAAAAACCACCAGAAATTGTTTCTAGGGCTTTTGCAGTAAAGGTTCTTGGGTTTTCGCCATCTAAGACTACTTGCGCTCCCAATGGGTTTGTAATTTGTGATTCACTTGCCATATTAAGCTATTAGTCTTTGGCGGTAGTCTTTACGATCTACTGTAAAAGAACCGTGTCCAGCTACTAAATTGTAGCCAGCCTTCTCTTCAACCTCTGGAGCTTCTTCCTCTTCTTCTTCCGGTTCAGCTTTCGCTTCCTCTTCTTTTTCTACTTCTGGTTTAGCTTCGTCAACATCTGAGCATTCAATCTTTGCTAATCTCTTGTCCATGTTTTGCAACATAGTCAAAATCTTATCACTCAAATCTTCCTTAGCTTCTTCAGGAGCTTCAACTTCTTCAGCTTCAACTTTCGCTTCAACTTCTTCAGCCTTAACTTCTTCAGCTTCCTGAGGTTTGTCTTCTTTTTCTTCTGCCATTTCTTTAACCTCCCTTTCAACACTTTTGATTTTCTCGTTAGAGTTTGATTTGAACCCGCTCCATGCGTTATTCAATGCAACATTAAATGTTGCTTGTGGGTCAGCACCTACAGCTACTAGACTTAATTCTTTGAATGTAATATTGTGAGGTATAATATCTCCATCTTCCCCTTCTTCAACATCTTGAGGTAAAACATGAGCACCAACACTTACAGAATTAATTAACTTATCTTTAATCATTTGTTTCATCTTCTCATCCTTAACAATTGCCCTAAATGGAATATTCTTTGCAGACTCATCAAAATGTGCAGATTTAACTCTTCCAACTATATTGTCTACCCTATTTTCATGGTCTTTCAATAAGGGTACATCGATTAAAGTATGTGCAGACTTAGATAACTCTTCAGCAATAAATTTGTGCCCGTTTGAAGTAGTTGTTTCATTAATAGCAACTCCACCAATTGTAAAATCACCATCTACCGTAGCACTCTCACTAATTGGTACAAAATATTCTAACATTAAACCTTGGTCTTTATCTGTTTCAATAACCATGTAAATACATTATTTAAATTGGTATATAAAGATTGATTGATATAATATATATTAAGAGATTCTCAAAATTACAGATACATTATTGTCTTTTAAACCACTTACTATGATTTCAACCGGTTCATCTAATAAAAATTTATCAAATTGATACTGATGTTGTAGGTTTCTTTGTGGTGCTGTTTGGTGTGCGCGCGGAGCCAGATACTTAGTTCCATCATGCTCTCTTTCATGTAAAATTAAGTAACCTAATTCACTACGAATGATTATATCTACCTTATGTATCGAGTCTACTATAACCCCTTCTAAAAATCCAGATATTTTATCAGTTGTGAACGATTCCATGTTCTCTGTTAAATTAAAATTAATCTTTACGTCCATTTGGATTAACCCTCCTTAATATTGTTCTTCTACGAGTTGTTTGAGAACGCTGACCTATTTCATTAAGTGCTGGTAATTTTTCACCTTCTATTCCAGGGTCTTCTCCTTGAAATTCATTAGACATACCAGCAGTCATTTGTTGTGTTCGGGAATTAACTATTGCTGAACCCGTATAGTCTGACCAATTACCTATTACTGGAACTGTTTCTTTTGAAATAGCTGTATCACCTGTCAATAAATATTGAATATCACCGCTATGCTTTTGGTATACTACCCTTTGCTGTGTTACTGGATCTATGAAAATCATCATCCCTCCAGTATCATTGCCTGTTTTAATTTCTCTTGCTTATTACAGAATTCTGATAAACACGGGCCACATAACCATAACCCATGTAATAATGTTAAAGCTGGGTCACCACACTTAGCACAAACGGGTCTATTAATCTCGCTTATTTGTTCCATTAATCTACTAATCCGACAATAGTAGACCTACAATTTGTGTGCATTGCAGGCATATTCACCCCAGGTTGCCCGTCTGCGGTGTCGAATACCCTCCCATTTAAACTAGCACATATCTCAGAAGTACGGTCATCTAATGCAGCTAAATATCTATACTTCTTAATATTATTTTCCATATATAAATCTTTAAGACCTTGATTCGCTAGTCTAACTGTTTCTGTTCTTGCTATTGCTATTGCCCTTGCATCTTTAGATAAAGCCAATCTTGTAGTCCCATCTTCGTTTAATGTTAGACGATCCTTTAATGCAATTGAGTTCATAATGTTACGCTCTATTTCTCTGATAGTTTGATTCTTTCTAAATCCATTCTTGAGTATAATTCTAAGCTTTTCTATATCCTTTTGTGGTAATAGTCCTAAACTTACTTCTTCCATGTTACCGGCTACTAATTCTTTAAACTCCCATGTCTTAAGCTTCTGTAATATCTTAATTAAATAATCTGAATAATTAAATCCAGCTATCTCTGTAATATTTACGTACTGTGCCAGATTCATTTCTCGAGCCTTTGCTTCTGTTAACTGACAATCGCATTTCTCGTTTTGCGCGGTTGGTTTTACGACTAAATCAGCATTTTTAGATTCTTTAATGTTGTTTTGGGCGGACTCTTTTGCGGTTGGTTTAGCTCCTGGAACCTCTGGTTGTTTGATTTCTTCTTCTTGTTTACGCAACATATCTTTCTCCTCTTTTTCTTCTTCTTCAGCTTTCTTCATTGCATCTTTAGGTTCTAGTAGTATTCCATCTAAATCTTCTAGTTCAGCAACAACAGCATATTCTTTTTCAAGTGATGCCTTAAGTGCAGGGCTAATAAATGGATTCTTTAGTGTCTCGTTTATGTTCTTAAGTTTGATTTCTATTTCTTCTTGACTTGGTAGTTCCCATTGAAAGTCTACGGACATATCTCGCTCGGGTGATTGGTTATTAAGTAATGGCCTAAAAATAAACTCTTCCGCTACTTTCTCAATAACTGTTCTGATAGAATTAATTGTCTTTTGGAACTTATCCTTTTGTGCTTTAGCTAGTCCTTCTGGAATATCTGCTTTACCTAACATAACCATTGGAATTCCCATACCGAATGCTACTTGTTCTATATCATGATTAGACAACTCGAATAAATTATCACCCACACCTTGAAAATCTATAGTAGTCATCTTGGTATTACCATCTGTTACCCACTCAGTACGATTATTCATATATTGTAAACTTTCTTTGAATGCATCTACTGCTTCGGGATCTACTGCTTCACCTTCTGCCCCAACTGTTACATGAATAGGCGCACCGGCTTTACGACTCATTAACTTATGTTGATCTATTTCAGCGCTTGCGTAATTATTAACAGATACTATTGATGGCCATAAATATCCTATTCCGTATGGATCGTTAGGTATCTTGTTTAATTGTAAGTGTGCAATCTGATTTTTCTCAAATGGAATTAAGTTATTTTTATCTTTAGTATAAATAAACTCATCAGATTTTCCTTTATATTGATTATATCTTAAAGTCTTTCCTTTCTTGGACCTGACTACATACATATTATTCGCATTCATAACTCTTACTTTAGATTCTTTTAGGTCTAATTCTAAAAATCCATTTCCCTTAAGAACTGCTTCGTTTATCCATGACCTTAACACAACAGCAAAATTAGAATCTTTAATAAATGAATCTATTGCAGCTTGTGCATTTGGTTCTTGAACTGTAACGGTAAAGTCGCCCATAATAGCATCAGTATAAGCATTAACTGCTCCGTTTACTAGACCAATTTGTTTATAGGTGTTTTCAACTAGATTAAAATCGAATGGATGTGCCGCGCCTAATCCTTTAGGAAATGAAACAACCTTGTCAGTTACTTCTCCCTTAAATGCTTGGTTAAGTAGTATTGAGTCAGCAAGATATGCATTGCTAGTATAATAATTATCTTTATCTTCCTTACTTACAGACAGATAACCTTTTGTCGGTTTCTTTACCATTAAAAACCTAAGTTTTTCTGTTATATAAGGATTGATTTAGTTAATATATATTACATCTTGGACTAAATTCTACGCTCCATTAATGCCCTAATATCTTTTTCACAATTTATCATTCCATACAATCTTGTACGTTTCTTTTCAATAAAAAGCTTAAAGCATTCCTCGTCACAACAACGATCTCTAATTTTAGTATTCATAGACAATATTCCTACTTCTTTTCCACAGTTTGGACAATTAGTAAACACATCCAATGATGGAAGAATATCTAATTCCTTATTTGCTCTGATAGTATTATCTCGCCTAATCTTTTCGAAACAACTAGGACATACAGCAAATGTTCTAATAATAGCATGGGCATCTTTCTTTTTACATGATTCACATTTCATATTTTCACCTCCATTAATAATTAAGCATTGTTTCTTTTTAAAATCATCCGACGACTAAAGAGTAATAACATCATCTAGCTATGTATGGTTTGTATGGTTGTTTTAATTCAAACAAACACCGCATCATTAATGCATCTGAATAATCTGTTGACCTACCTAGCTTCTCTTTGATTTCTTCCTTGGTTAAAATCTTAATCTTCCCATCCTTGTCTATGTCCTTTTGTGCTATCTGTTCTAAATCAGCGATAATCAAGTCCTTACACTCTGGGCTTATATCACAAATCTCTATTTCTCCCTTATTGACCTTTTCTGCTAACTTGAAATAGCATTGAGTCTTTAGGTTAGCATAATTATGAATCTTTTTGCCAACCTTAGATTCTATCGGAGTGGAATTGTTTATGAATCCCTTTACGCCTTTAATATAATCTACAACTCCCATTCCGCCCACACCATCATCATCTATTACAATATTTGAATTAGGAACATGATATACTCTAGATAAATTATTTAACATGGCAACTACTTCAGGACCAGAACTCTTAGCCATAGAAACTATTCTCTCTATTCTCCAGTCTGACCACACCATCGCAACTGTCTTATCGGAACCAAATCTGGCCACATCACAACTTATATAATTCTGATGATTAGATTTAACATTAACTTCATTTGTGAATAAATCAACTATCTTCTCATACTCAAATAGCTTTGCAGGATCATCATCATATTCAAAATTACCATGGAGTAGACGTTCTCTTGTTACTTTATCAGCATTTCTTAATTGCTCTATGTATGATTCATCTAAATAAGGGTTATCAGTTGCAAGCGCTGTGATAAATCTTCTGTAGACTGGTAATTTTCCGTCTTTCCAGGGTTTGTAGTATCTATGATAGACATGATTCTTAGATGGATTAAAGGTCTCAAGTAGCTTAGGAATTAGCCCATACTTCTTGTTTAAACCCCTACCAAGCCTAGTTTTAAGGATTTCTATGCTCATTATCTCATTCTCGTTAGATTCGTCTACAAAGGCTCCTGTGAGCTCTAACCCACCAAACCTTGTATACAATGGATCGCTAGGTTGATGCGACATATCCATTAGAAAAATCAAGGATCCATTCTTAAAGGTAATTATATTAGTCTGAGAATTAAGAGTAAATAGGTCATCTGTCTTAAATCCAAGTATCTGAACTACTTGGAAGAATGATAATAATGTTGTTTTCTTAAGGTTAGTTAACTCTTTTCGACCTATTAGCCACTTAGTTCCAGGATACTTAAGGGCCATTGTTAGAATCCAAAAACAACCTAGTATAGACTTACCCCCACCTGCGCCTCCTCCATATCCTATCTCTTTGGAAGTTTTATCTATTAGTTTAATGTAGGCATACGCTTGCTTTTGCGTTAAGTCGAAGTCTGGCATTCTAATTCCTTCTCGAGTAATTCTTTGACTGACTCAGGCATATTGACTTGAATAGCTATGCTTTGATTCTCATTTTTAGTGATATTAAGATTATTTGTAGTTTGTTTAGGCCTTACTATTTCTAGTCCATGCTTCATAATAGAGATTAAATCAGGTGTTTTTACTTTAGCTTCTTCGTTTAGTAATCTTCCGGCTAATGCTGTAGTTGCGCACTCTGCGATAACTGTTTGTTTTTCGATTAGACCCTCAGTAATCTTTCTAGTCACTTTTTCTTTGGCTTCTGTTTTTAGTTGTTCCCATTTTCCATCCTTTTGCCACCTATAAAATGATACATTAGAAATATTTAATTGTTTACAAATTCTATAAATAGGTACATTCTGTATGTATAACTCTAATGCTTTATTTTTAAATTTTTGAGTTTTCATTTTAATATTCCCATACTACTATTTTGTCTCCAACTCTTGGTCTGCATCTGTGTTCTCTGTGTGAATCTTCTTGAGCTATATTTACTCCATTCCATCCTAGTTCTATTTTATCTTTTATTTCCATCTTTTATTAATTCCCAAAACTCCTCATAGGTACTTACTGCAAGATTATGGAACTCCTGACTCATCTTTGCCCAAACCTCCAGGTAATATCCCTGAGACATTAAACACAATGCCATCTCTAATCCTTCTCGTGTTTGTCCATGCCAGACATATCTGACTAAGTCACTTGGAACTCGCTCTATCTTATCTTTTATTTCCATGATTATAAAGTCCTCTGGCTCCTAACTAAGTTAAGACTTACGCATTAGACCAGAGGCTATTGGGGTAATTATTCCCTCACTTGACAAGTTTAATTTTTAACTGCTTTTTCTTCTTTCCAATTTTTCTCTTGTGCTCTTTTGATTGCACTAGATTCGTCTTCCATTACAGTATATTTATTACCATATCCTTTGAACTTGTATACTCTTTTTTTAACATCAACCCTTAATCCTGGGTTCTTTTTTGTTGCTTCTTGATCGAAAACTTCTCCTTCACTTTCTAATTCAAAGTTTTTAATATCACTGTATTTGGACCAGTCAATATCTAACTTTGGAAAGTCTTTTGGTAAGAAACCTTCTCGATCTACTTGCGTTTTAACCTTACCGATATATTCATTTCTATCTCCACGTGCTACTGCTGTAGCGAATGGGAGTGGGAATTCTATTCCGTCTTCTTTGAATACTTTCTTTTGAGCTATACCTGCTTGTTCGCCTAGCTCTGTTTCAAATCGCTCTTCTGCGGTTTGTTTACGCTTTGGTTTGTTCAAGTCAACATCAAAATACTGTCCGTCTGACTCTGTTGGTTTTCTGAAAACATTTGTTTCTACGTCTGCCATTAGTTTACTCCGATCGGGGTCTTCACCTCGACACCTTTATTTAGTTGGGTTTTGAGTGTTTCAATTAAGTTTCGTGTTGATTTTACTTGAGTCTTTAGATCCTGCATTGTTTGTATCATTAGATGTTCCTTTCTTTCTTTTACCTTGAGTTCTTTTTCTACTAAATAATCTTTCCACTTTTCATTAAATATTTGAAACTCTGAGAAATAATTTTTCTCTTTTACTAATTCTTGGAGCTCCTTCTCTCTTAACTTTAAACCTTTCTTGGTTAGCTTTCTTTCTTCGTCTGTTAGTTTACGTATTGTCATTTTCTAAAAATTCCTCATCTATTAATTTAATTTGTTCGTCTACTGCTTTTCTGCAATATTCGTCTGGTCTAAAATTTGGATATTTATTGAAGAACTTACGTTGTCTAAATCTAAATCCTACTGATTTTTGTACAATCATTTCGCGTGGTTCAACTCTTTTTCCCATAGTTACACTACTTAACTAACTATTTAACTATTTAAATGTTTCTATTTGATTCCTTTCTTCCCACCGGTCTTTTTCCCTACTCCTTTTCCACCAGCTCTTCCTTGACCGTTTCCTCTTCCATCTCTTGGACCAGTGCTTCCACTTCTTGGACCTGTCTTATCTCTATTTGCCATGCCTTACCTCCATAATTAATTTAGCTGTATTATCCCATGAATATTTCTTTGCTGTTTTTAATGCTTCGGAATCCATTGCACAACATAGATTACATTCGAATGCATCCCTCATAGCTTCTCTTAATTCTTCGATATTTGGAGTCAACCACCTAACTCCTTCATATTCTAATTCATGCTCTACCTCAACCAAATCTCCTCCTATCTTCCAGCTATTCTCTTTATTACAGAAGTCTGTTTGTCCGCCGAAGTTTGTAGTAATTACTGGTTTTCCGCATGCTAAACTTTCAAGACAAGGCAAATTAAATGCCTCTGCTCTTGTGGGTGAGACAAACACATCACACTTATTGTATAGCTCATTGATTTGTTTAAAACTTAAGTCACTTGTAATGAACTTAACATCATTTCTTCCTTTTAACTCAGGAAACATTTCAGCTATGTTTGGTATTCCATATGCTGGATTGATTTTAATTATTAACTCTGTGTCAGACCCATCAAATTCTTCTAGGTAGGCTTTGATTCCATATTGTACTCCGCCACGATCCTCCATGTTTCTAAATCCTTTGTTCATGAAAAAAGTAAACTTATCATGCTTTGATTCGATTGGATAAAATGTTTTTAAGTCTACACCATGTGGGGCCATGACTACCTTGTCTAAAATCTTATCATCAGTTGTTGAATTACTTAATGCTTCTGCTGTGTGCATACTTACAACTAAAATCTTTTCTATATTCTCATTTAAACATTCTTCTACCATCCACTTTGGTATTTTGTCACCTTCCCAGATTAAGAAAGCATAATTGTGTTTTGCATATGCGTTATGTCTCCAAAATACTGGATTAGTTATGATTAGATTTGTATCGAAGTCTTCTTCTTGCTTAATCATTTTAAGTTCTTCATCATTTACTTGTCTCTCCCATCCTGGAACTAATGAAGTAGTTAACTTAACTTTAGTTTGTTTGGCTAGTGCATTTGAAAGACTTCTACAATGTGATGCGTAACCTGACGTATCAAAGAATGAACCGATTATTGAAATTACCATTTAATTTTATCCTCATGCATCTTTTTAGAATTACAACTCCTACATAATACCTGCATATTCTTTTCAGAATTATCCCTACCAACCCTCCAAGGAATTATATGATCTATACACTTTCCATATTTTCCACACCTAGAACATATTTCTCCTCTCTCAATAAGAATCTTAGCACGTTGCTCTCTCCACTCTCTTTTTCCAGTTAACCGAGTATACTTCTTAATCTTTGATACACCCCCAGTCCAATTTGGATGATTTTTGCCGCTAAACATTGGAAGCTTTAAGCCCTTGTTCCATGGGGGAATCATTCTTCTTTTTCCAGTTAATTTCTCACTCACTAATTTTTTAGAACATTCCCTCGAACAGGTTTTCTGATTTCTAAAATATGGAAGAAACATTAACTTACACACAGGACACTGGGTTGATATTAATCTTTTTCTATTAGAACTTATCTTTCTTTTTGTTTCCTCAGAACAAGGAATCCCTTTATTCCATGGAACGCGCCCCTTTTTAAATCTCGTCTTCTCTGTCCCTTTATACGCACCATGTCCTTTTTTAAATACCATAATATATTATATACCCAGAGGTTTATAAAACCTTCTATTAATCATTTTAGGTTAGTCCTCTTTGTTAATTCTAAGTCAGATGGCATAGGTTCCACTGGAAAAAATGGACTTAGTTTTGAATAATTCTGTTTTGTAAATTCTTCGAGCATCTTCTGATTGAAATCAATGTTTTCAGGTGTCTGTGTAGAACGTTCTCCTCCGGAATTTGTGTTTTGATGATAATTTACAGCCCCGGTGTCTACTCCTATCTTGAATCCTTCCATTATTAATCTAAAACTAAATATTTGTTCTTCTCTGAATCCGTGCCAGCTTAGTGGAGTTGGTACATAATTAACCTTATCATGTATTTCTGATTTGTATAGTGCACAGCTTCTGAAGTGGTGTGCTGGTAAAATAACCGATTCTGTGTACTCCATTCCGCAGTCATCTCCATTCATGATGAAGTTACCTTCTTCTAAAATAACTCGATTGACTATTCCCTTCAAAAACTTAGGATCTCTTTTAAGACTAGGTTGGCATGGTATTGTTACGCCTGAGGCTAAATCGTAGCCTTCTTTGATTACTTTGATTAGTCTTTCTAAATAATCTTCTGTAAGTATACAATCGTCATCTAGTCTAGCATAATATTTATATTTGAATGGCATCCCCCTAACCCAATCGACTATCTTTTGTCTAGCGTTGCTTACTCCTTCACAGAATTCTGTTCGTTTAATAAATACTCTATGGTTTTGTTTTAGCATACTGTTCAAACAATTAAAAAAGTGATAGCTTTGCAGTGGTGTACCGGAACAATCATCGAGTACATAAATATCAAAATCCTTATATGTTTGAGTGTTAAGGCTTTGCATCAATAGGGCCAGTTCAGTTGGTCTGTCGCGTACACAAATTAAAACAGCCGTCTCATTCATTTTCTAGACTCCACTATTTCCTTAATAATTTGTTTAATATTATACTTTAATTTCCAATTGGGATAATCTTTTTCAAATTTGCTATTATCGTTATAATAAACTATGTGGTCTCCGATTCTGTTTTTTTCCTCATAAGTATAATCTAAATCTAAATTATATTCATTCTTTAATATGTCAATTACTTCTAGTATTGAAATTGAATTGCTCTTACCAGCACCTAAATTGTAAACCTCGCCTTGTTTGGGATTTTTATAAAACTCATCTATTGCAGTAACTACATCATACGCATGGAACTGACCCCTTACTTGCTTTCCTTTATATCCAAAAATAGTATACTTCTTTTTATTTGCTGCGCAGTCAATTACATAATTAAGAAACCCATGCAGTTCTACTGCTGAATGTTTTGGCCCAGTTAAACAAGCGGGTCTAAAAATACCTATGTTTAAATTAAAATACTTTCCATACTCTTGACAAACTATATCAGCAGATAATTTACTTGCTCCGAATAAACTATGAATACAATTATCGATACTCAAATTTTCATTTACTCCCTT